CCCTAAGCCTCTCCAACTCCAACCTAAAAAACTCCTGCCTCTCAAAACTAATCAACGCACATTCACCACAAGGATAACGCAAATACCCATCACAACCACCCTCACACTCATACACGCCACCATCAACAGTAAAAGCAGCACCATCAACAAAATTATACGACAACATCCAACAATCCTAACAACGATAAATAAGCCACAGCAGCTTGCTGAGGCACCACACCATTACCCAACAACTTCAATTGGTGAGTTCGAGCCATCTCAACATCAGTAACCCAACCAGGAGGCAAACCCATCATCCACTCAACAAACGGAACAGACAAACGAGAACTAGGCTCCCCAGTCTTCGTCTTAGACGGCTCAGACGGCAAAGGCGCAAACCTACCCAACATACACTCCCAACGCCTTACAGCGTCTTCGTACTGTCCCCAGTCACATGCTGCTCTATCGCCCCATGCAGACAAGTATCGTCGTTCCTCTGATTCCTGCCCTTGTGATCCCGACTCGTCGGAGTCGGCAACAACAAAGACACCGCCGTCCTCAAATCCTGACCCCCCTCTCCCCGCTTCCCCGGACCATTCGTATCCGAAGTGCGCGGAGTCGGTAACAGATGAGGCAGATCCCACAGATTGAACCCGTGACCATCCGCCGTCACATCCGGCGTCCCCCCATGCTTCGCCGCCTGAGCAGTCGGAGTCGGCAACATCTTCACCGCCATCGGCAAAGACAGACCGAACCCATTCCCGTTCTTCGCCTTCAACTTCGCCAAACGCCTCCGCTCCAAATAATCCTCCACACTGTCCTCGTCGTTCCGAATCAAATGAACCACCGTCGGAGTCGGAAACAAATCCTTTACTACATTTTTCGGACTCACTGGAGGGGATGAGGTTTTCGATGAGCTCTCTTGACTTGAAGAAGAAAGATTCAGACTCAGTTGATCTGTCTCCATCTCCTTTGTAGGCGATGCAGAACCATCTGTTTCTTCTATGGGGTGCCCCACATGCGTGATCTGCTCGCATATTTGTCCATCTTGCATCGTACCCACCCTTGGCCAAACTAGCGAGGACTTGCCCGAAGGCGTTACCTTCGTTGGCGGTGTATATTCCAAGAACATTCTCCAAGAAGAGCCATCTGGCTCCTGCTGCGTTTGCGACTCTGACAACATCATCAATCAACCATCTCTCATCGTTTATTCCCCGCTGACTGCCTGCCTGTGAAACTGGCTGGCATGGAAAGCCAGCAATGCACACATCGACAGCAGGAGGATCCTGTATTTTAGTTATATCTCCTAGGTTTTCGACACCGAATCGTTCTTCAAGAACAACCGACGCCCATTTATCGCTTTCTGCAACCCATTCAAGTTGCATGTTAAAACCGGCATATGAGAGGCCAAGTTCAAGCCCTCCATAGCCAGCACACATAGCACCAACCTTAAGTCTATCCATTTCATCTCTCTATCTCTACTAGAGTTTCATCTTCAGAATCAAATATCACATCGTGGCCAGCATCTTTGGCTGCCTGGGATAACGTTTCTTTATCATACCCATACAACTTCGTGAAATGAACACGATAATTAAACCATCCCTCAGCAGTCATCCAAAACTTAGAATCAGTTTTCTGATACAACTCACCCAACTGCTCGTCTGGTAGCAAGAATGACAGCACCCCTAATGGCATATATATAACCATGTCATAGTTGTCCTGCGCATCCTTGCTGACAGCATATTTCTGCATCATCCCTTGAAATGACTTGACGGCCTCTTCAATCGGACCACCAGAGTAGTAATCTATATGTCCATGCTCATTCCGCTCTCTAGGGCAATAGTCATCAACATGAGTTACTGTCCCAAACGCACGACACACCATCGGGCGATAGCCATATATGGTACATCCGTTATCATAGAAAGCACAGAACCTAGTTGTTGTTCCATCTTCCTTCCAGTCTTTATCAAACATCGCATCCACCAATCTATCGACAGTTGCATTCATAAACTCATCAGCAGTCTCTTTGCCCTTATCTTCCATAATGCGATAATACTGCTGTCTGATATTATAGGCTATACTCGCACATTCAAACATATGAACACGCAAGCCTATCTTGCAACAACGACCAGAACCCTTACATGCAAACTTAGTCGTATTCTGTTCCGCTTCTACAAATCTCAATTGGTTGTAAACCATATCTAATTGGCCAAACAATGATATGTCAGAAGAATCAACACTATGCCTCATCTTCGATGTACTCATCTTTTACGTCCTCTCTGCATTGTTTTACGCCTATTTTCCATTTCTTTTCGTTTCTGACGCTTCTGTTTCTCCACTTGTTCCTGCATTTTAGACTTAGGACGCTTCATGGAAGTGCTAGCCAGATTTCTACCCTTACCTCTATATTTAAGAAGGTCAAATTTCTTAACCCAATTGTATAGGGCTTGCGGAGAGATTGTAATGCTGTGACTCTGATCCAATCTTTTCGCTATATCCGATAGGTTCATCCGTTTTTTAACGTAATGCTCATAGAGCCATCCTTTATCTTTATACGGTTCTATTGGCATGGCGTACCTCTCATCAGATTGTACCAGACCCCGATGGCGAGAGCGTCGATTTCGTCGGAATTGTACAATGAATCTTCAAGCTCTTTTCCGTACTTATCCTTCATCAACTTCCTGACCCTGGACTTCCTCTGTTTGGCAGCCCACTTCTTTGCCTCAGTAGTTCCCCATTGAGATTCCCACCTTTCCTTCTCCGCCTTGGTCACTTTCTTATATCCAATCTGACTTTTCCAAACAAGCGGATTCGCCTCAATGACAAAAGGACAACTCATAGCGAGTAAGCCCATAGTATGCCCAATAATATAAGATATCAATTTACTGGTTTTGAAATTTTGAATAAAGACAGCTTCTTCAATAACCGCAACACTAGGTTTATGTTTTTCAATCACACCTGGTAAAGTGCAACTAATAATCCTCAACTTTTCTTTAAAATCAGATACTCCTGACAAATCAATATTGCCAATCTCAACTATTTCATCATTGGAACGCATTATGGCATAAGCTAACGACCTAGTGGAAGGGTCTATAGATATTATTGTTTGATTTTTAAGCGCACCTAGCGATTTCACAATGACATCTCCTTACGTAGCTTTTCTTCATCCCAACCCCATCCAACCAAACGCTGGATATAGCGCTCCCTCTTACAACTTTCACAAATGTTTTCTTTATTGTATATCGACAATACACTATCACACTCTCTATGAAAACCAGAGCAAACCCTCTTCTTCCCAAAAGCCTCTTTGTTTTCATGATATCGCTTAAGGATCTTAGCATTAGTCACCAGCCTTCTGCACGGGGTTGAGCAATATATAGCATTGTACACCTTTGGCAAAAAGGAAACTCTGCATTCTTCGTTAGCGCAAACTCTATATTCGTTGTCCGACATCCGCATCTGCCCAGCAAAAATCTCTAGCATTACAATACAAGCATTGCTGAGAGCTTGCGCTTTTATACGGACGAACCGGTAGCGTATCCTCAAGAAATGCTTTATATACCTTCCTGTACTTCTTAAATAATTTCTCTATAAACTGATCATCACGTTCCATATATATAGGCAAAATTTCTTGATTGTTCTTATTTTCGTAAATTACAAAACCACTAGACAGATCTAGACAATGCATGTATATCTGAGCTTGCCTAATGTGGTCGTCCTTTGGTTTATTATAAGTCCTTCTATAGGCGAAACCTGCATCAGATATTGATTTAAGCTCAATTAGTTTTTTCCCGTCAAAATTAATAATACCGTCAGCAGTTCCGCTAACAGGAGGATCATCCAGATTGACAGGAATCTCTTCTGATTCCAGGATGCCCATCTCTCTGAGATACGAATATATACGATCATGGACAGCATGTCCATTGTCAAATATCCTATGTGTTTGAGGGGCGAAAGAGTTTTCAACCTCAACCCCTCTAAACAGATATACCCAATACCTAGCACACTGATTTGTGTAACTAGGATGGAACCCGTCCACACGCTTTAACTCTGTTTTATTCCTTGTCCCTAAATAATCATCAATCGATTTCAACAACTTCTCTGATAAGTCGCCTGTGTCAACCTCTACAACAGCCTCTTTTTTAGGCTCAGTAGCGGGCTTCACTCTTAACTTGTCTAGGCTCTTCATTAATTCATGCCTCCTTTGGCACTTAACTTCAACGTATTAATATTCTCTTCTAACGCCTGGTACAGAGTTTTCCATATGTCATTTCTCAGTTTATCTGTTTCCGTCATACGAGAAGACCGTCGTTTATAGGCTTGTGATTTGACAATCATTTGCGTTCTATACGCTGCTAATATTGTAGCACATTTAGACGCCTGAATTCCTAGATAATCATTAGGATTCTCAATAATGTCACCAACAATCCGCATGACCTCTATGAATTCCTCAGCCTCGCTCCCCATTGCCTCTCTAATATAATTTGTATCAACCACTATATCATTCATAATCAGTATCCTTT